GAAGTGCCCGTCGTTGCCGAGCCTGTCGTCGCAGAAGAGCCTGCCGCCGTCACGCCAGCGCCGACTTTTGACGATCCCGCCGCACAGGAGTAACCCATGACCGTCACCTATTCCACCGCCGTCAAGACGGCCCGCATGACTGCCGTGCGCGATCAGATCGACGCGGGCGGCGCTGCCGGCAAGATCGAGATTTGCTCGGCGGCCTACGCCGCGATCCTCGCTACCATCACGCTCGGCTATTCCGGCGCATCCACCGGCACGGTCTCGGGCGCAGTGCTCACCCTGGCCGGCTTCCCGCGCTCGGATGCCACCGCCGACAATACCGGCACGGCCGCCGTGGCGCGCATCCGCACCAGCGCCAACGCCGATGTCGTCACCGGCCTCACGGTCGGCCTGAGTGGCAGTGACATCAACCTCGACAGCCTGAGCATCACCGCCGGCCAGACCGTCACGCTCAACTCCGCCGCCATCACGCACGCGACCTAAATCATGCTGCTGCTCAACTCCACCAGCGACATTATCCGGCTGACCACCAGCGCCGCCGCGTCTACGATTGAGGTGCATACCTCCTACGTCGATCTGAGTGGCAGCACCATCACGCCGGGGCGCACCAACACGCGCATCACGACGGCGACCACCACGACCATCGTGGCGAGTCCTGCCGCCTCCACCACGCGCAACGTCAAGGCCATCTATGTCACCAACAACAGCACCGGCACCAACTGCACGGTTGGTGTGGAGCATTACGACGGCACAAACTCGATTGAGTTAATGCAATTCACCCTGCTGCCCGGCGAGAACATGGGATACCGTGAGGACGGCTCATGGGTGCACCGTGACCAGAACGGCGCGGAATATCCGCCCTCCGGCCTCGGCAACTATGGCGGCCGGTCGATTCCGTTTATGAAAACATCGACGGCGACCGACGTGGCGGGTTGCTGGTACTGCACCAGCAAGGATGCCGGCTATCCCGGTGCATGGGCGCCCGGTTCGCCAGGGCTGAATGGTCGCGTCACAGACGGTACCTCCGCTGCTGACTACGGCTGCATCCCGATCCCCAACGCGGCGACGGGCGGAAACTACCTGACGGCGCTGGAGATGGCGGCATCCATCAACCATACCAACGACTTCTTCGACTGCCTGTGGGTGAACTCCGGCATTGTGCTGGCCACCACGACAGAGCAGGGCATCACCACGCCGACCCTGCCGGCGCGCGATGTGAACGGCACGACCAACGGCGAGGGTTGTGGAATCGCGCTGCTGGTCACGTCCGCTGCGCTGAACAACGCCGCCGCAAACGCCGGCATCACGGTGCGCTACACCAACAGCAAGGGGACGGGTTCAAGGGTTGCCACGCTGAATGCGATCACCGGCTCGCAGTTGCCACAAACCGCGCTGGTCGGCACAATCATCTGGTTTCAGTTGGCGGCGGGCGATACCGGCGTGCAGAGTATCCAGGGCATCACCAATACCACCAGCCTCGGCACGACCGGCGCGGTCAATCTGATGATCTGCCGCGACATCAGCACCATCGGGACATCCATCGTCAACATCAGCACCCCGAAGGTGATCGGCAGCCCTGGCATCCGCCTCTACAACAACACTTGCCTGTTGCACAACATCTTGTCCTCTGCCACCGGCGCGACGTTCTTCGCCGGCAGTCTTGCGGTGATGGAGAAATAAATGAACATCGTCGGCATCAACAAGGACGGGGTTGTCGAAATCTGCGTCAGCATTCGACCAGAGCAACTGCAAACCGTGACGGAGATGTATCCGGATTGCGAGTTTCAAGAGCAGGCCGGCGAAGAGACAATTGGCTGGACGTATGACGGGGTGACATTCACCGCCCCGCAGGGGTAAGTCATGGCCAAGCTGGCGTGGTTTGACAGCGAACTGCGTCCTTATGGCTGGTTCGACCCCGAGGTTCAGCCGGCGGGCTGGTGGGATTCTGAGGTTATCGAGACTGCCAGCGGCGGCGGTGCTGTCGCCGGCACGCTGGCGGCCACCGAAAGCGGATCGGACACCCCTGCCGCCAGCGGCACGGTGCTGGTCAAGGGTGCGGCAGCGGCCACCGAAAGCGGCAGCGATACCTGCGCCGTCAGCGGCGATGTCATTGTCCAGGGCGCGCTGTCCGTCAGCGAAGCGGCCACCACCGACACCTTCGCCGCCAGCGGCACAGTTACCGCCGCCACCGCCACCGGTACGCTGGCTGCAACGGAAGCCGGCAGCGACACTTATGCCGGCGACGGCAAGGTCGTCGTGCAGGGCGCGACAGCCGCAACGGAAACTAGCAGCGACACCTGGGCAGGAACCGGCACGGTACTCGTCAAGGGCGCGCTGGCCGCGCAAGAAGTCGGCGCTGACAGCACGGCAAGCAGCGGCACGGTGCTGGTCAAAGGCATGTTGTCCGCCAGCGAAAGCGGGGCCGACAGCTTCGCCGCACCAGGCACCGTGGCGATCATCGGCGCATTCGCCGTGTTGGAATCCGGCGCTGACAGCATCGTTATCAGCGGCACAGTCGGATCAGCTTTTATTTCCGGCACGCTGGATGCCGCTGAAGTCGGCAGCGACAGCTTGTATGCCGTGCAGACACCGCCGCCCATGCCGCTTTCCGTGCGCCTGGCCAGTCGCAACACGCAAGACGCGCAACGCACCACCAGCACCAGCGCCGCCCGCCCGGTGCAGACGTCTGCATCACGCACCACCGCCGCACCCCGCAGCATCCGCCACAACCTTTCGACAGGACGACGCACCTGATGGCACTAAAACTCATCACCGCCCCGACCGAAGAGCCGGTTACGCTCACCGAGGTCAAGCTGCATTGTCGCGTCGATGGCACGGACGAAGATGCGCTCCTCACCGGCATCATCATCCCCGCCGCGCGGCGCTTCGCCGAAGGGCGCACCGGCCGCGCCCTCGTCACGCAGACCTGGGAGCTGGCGCTCGACGCCTTCCCCGCTGCCGAGATCGAGCTGCCCATGCCGCCGGTGCAAAGCATTACCAGCGTCAAATACCTCGACACGACGGGCGTTGAGCAGACCATCGATGCCGCCAACTACGCGCTCGACAGCTACGGCATGCGTCCCTGGCTGCTGCCCGCCTACGAATATGAGTGGCCGGAAGCGCTCGCCTCATCCAACGCCGTGCGCATCCGCTTCGTCGCAGGCTATGGCGCCGCCGCTGCCGTGCCCGCCGACATCAAGGCCTGGATCATGCTCGCCATCGGCACGCTCTACGCCCAGCGTGAAACCTCATCTGCTACTCCGCTCATTGCGCTGCCCGGTGACTACTGGCAGTCGCTGCTCGATCCCTATCACACCTTCGCCTTCTAAGCCATGGAAAACCTCCAACTTATCAATCTCGCCTTCACCGTGTTGCTCGGCATGGTCGCCTTCTTCGGCGGATTCACCATCAAAGGCATGTCCGACGCCATCAGGGAACTCAGCCACGCCGACGAAAAGCTGCGCGACAAGATGGAAGGCTTCGTCAAGGTCGACGTGCTCGAAAGCTGGCGCAAGGAACAGCGCGACGATACCAAGATGATCTTTGCCAAGCTCGAAGAGATCCAGAAAGCTCTCGGCAATAAAGCCAACCGCGACGAATGCGGCAAGCATTGCACGGTGAAATGATGCAAGCCGCCGGCAAGCGCGACCAGCGCATCAAGATCCAGCAAAAGACGCTGGCGCATAACGCCATCGGCGAGACGACATCGACCTGGGCTGATGTCGTCAGCCTGTGGGCGGAAGTGCGCCCCTTGCGCGGGCAGGATTTTGTCACCGCCAATCAGGAGCAGCACACCATTGATGCCCGCTTCATCATCCTCACCCGCAGCGGCCTCACCACCGGCATGCGTGTCGTCTGGAAGACCGAAAACTACGACATCACCAACCTGATTCCCGGCACCGGCCCCTATGCCGGCACGCTCGAGATCCAAGCTGTCAAGGGAGTGCGCGATGGCCGATAGCGTCACCATGCACGTCAGCGGGCTGAAAGAATTGACCGAGCGCATGCGCGCCATGGGGCCGGATATCAATCGCAAGGTGCTGCGCTCCGCCGTGGGGGCGGCTGCCGGTCTGATCCGCGACCAGGCCAAGGCCACCAACCCCGACGACACCGGCCGCACGGATCGCGCCCTGTACGCCAAGCAGATCCGCGAAAAGTCCAACGACTTCCAGCAGACCTATTACGTCGGCGTGCGCTCGGGCAAGGGCGAGCGCAAAAAGAACCGCGATGCATGGTACTGGCGGCTCGTCGAATTCGGCACCCTCAAGATGCCGGCGCGGCCCTTCATGCGCCCGGCTTTCGAGTCGCAAAAGTTCAAGGCCGTCGATCTGATCGCCGCCCGCATCGCGCGCCGCCTCAAATACTTTGAGAGCAAGAAATGATCGAACAAACCTTCAACACGCTGATGCTCGGCACCGCCGCCATCACCGCCCTCGTCGGCACGCGCATCCATCACATGCAGCGGCCCGAAAACGAAACCGGCAGCGCCATCGTCTTTCGCCGCGTCGCCACTACGCCCATCACCTCGCTGACCGGCGATTCCGGCCTCGATGCCGTGCGCCTGCAGGTGGATTGCTGGGCCGATACCCACCTGGCCAGCCAGCAGCTTGCCGTGCTGGTGCGGTCAGCCATCAAGACCGCCAACCTTGGCATCGCCGTGATGGAAATCAACGACGAAGACGAAACCACCGGCATCAAACGCACCATCGTCGACTTCAACCTCTGGCAATAAACCGCCAGATCGCTTCACCCACCCACCCGGCCCTGTGCCGGGTTTTTTGTTTATAGGAGATCAACATGGCTTCAGCAGCAATCTCGGCACAGGGCAGCACGCTCCAGATCAGCACCGGCACGGGTGGCGCGAAAACCATCACCGCCGGCGCACCCGGCAACCCCACCATCCTCACCTCTACCGCTCATGCCTTGTCGGTGGGTGATGGCGTCGCCATCGCCGCCATCGTCGGCACGATGGGCACCGATGCCACCAACGGCCTGAATGGCAAGTCCTACGTCATCACGCACGTCACGGCCAACACCATCACCGTCGACGCCAACACGCTCGGCCTCACCTATACCTCGGGCGGCACCGCCACGCCGGTCACCTTTACCGGCATCAGCGAAGTCAAGAGCTTTAGCGGATTCGATGGCCAGGCCGCCGAGATCGATGTCACCACGCTGGCCAGCACCGCCAAGGAATTCCGCCTCGGTCTGGTCGATTCGGGCGGCTTCAGCTTCGAGTTGAACCAGGTGAATAGCGATGCCGGCCAGACAGCTTTGCGCGCCAGCAAGGTCGCCGGCACGCTCAAGACATACAAGCTCACCTTGCCGAATGCCGAAGTCGCCACCTTCACCGCCTTTGCCAAGGCCATGCCGACCGCCGGCGGTGTCGATGGCGTTGTCACCTCGAGCATTGCCCTGCGCATCTCCGGCAGCGTCACCTGGGCTTGATGATGGCGCTCAATCGTAGCCAGATCCTCGAAGCCAACGACATGATGACCGAGATCGTCGCCGTCCCCGAGTGGGGCGGCGAGGTCATCGTCAGCGGCATGACCGGTGCGGCGCGCGACGCCTGGGAGCAATCCCTGGTGGTTGCCGATGGCGGCAAGGCCCGCACCAATATGGAAAACATCCGCGCCCGCCTGGTGGCGGCCACCGTCGTCGATGAAAGCGGCAACCGTCTGTTCGACGACAAGGATGTCGTCATGCTCGGTCGCAAGTCATCCGCCGCGCTCGAGCGCGTCTGCAAAGTGGCGCAGCGCCTCAACGGCCTGACCAATGAAGACGTGGAGCAGCTCAAGGGAAACTGACCGCCCGACCGGAGCGCCGCTTCTATTTTCATCTGGCGGAAAAGCTCGGCCTCCCGGTCGGGGAAATGCTGCGGCGGATGGATAGCCGCGAAATCAGCGAGTGGATGGCGTTTTTTCAGTGGAAAGAAAACCCACCCGCCGCGCCCGCGCCTGCAATCGCACCGGAAGAGCACGCCGCCCAACTCAAGGCGGCTCTATTCAAAGGAAAGTAAAGTAAATGGCAACCCTGGGTGAACTCGTCGTCAGCCTGTCCGCCAACACCGCCCAATTCACCGGCGCGATGGATAAGGCGGCCTACCTGTCGAAGCAGCGCATGGACGACATGATGAAGTCGGCCAATCAGCTCGGCGCCGCGATTGGCGCCGCACTGGTTGGTGGTGCAGTGACCTTTGCCGCCGCCATGAAAAGCGTGGTCGACGGTGCCGACGAGCTGGGCAAGGCAGCGCAAAAGATCGGCGTAACCACCGAAGCGCTGTCCGAGCTGCAATATGCCGCCGAGCTTTCCGGGCTGAATGCCGAATCATTCCAGTGCGCGATGAGCAAGCTCAATCGCTCGATTGCCGATGGCAACCCGGCATTCGAAGCGATGGGCATCAACGTCAAGACGGCCGGCGGCGAACTCAAGACCGCCGATGTCGTAATTAAAGAGCTTTCCGAAAAGTTCGCCGGCTACAAGGATGGCGCAGAAAAATCCGCGCTGGCCATGGAGTTGATGGGCAAGAAAGGCGCAGAAATGGTGCCGTTTTTGAACTCCGGCGCCGAAGGACTCAAGCAGATGGCGGAAGAGGCCCGCGCGCTTGGCCTCGTCATCAGCAAGGATGTGACCAGCCAGGCCGAAGCCTTCAACGACAACCTGACCCGCATCGGCAAGACGCAAAGCGGGCTTGTAATACAAATGACCTCTGCGCTGCTGCCGACCATGCAGCGCGCCTCTGAAGAATTCCTCGCGTTGGCCAAGAATACCGACCTGGTATCAGTGCCCGCTGCTGCCGCAAAAACGCTCTTTCAGACGCTCGCCGTCGTCGGCTCCGATGTCGCCTTCGTCTTCAAGATGACCGGGCAGGAAATCGGCGGCATCGCCGCGCAGCTCGCCAGCCTAGCAACGCTGGATTTCAAGGGCGCCAGCCTCATCGGCGACATGATGAAAGCCGATGCCGCCAAGGCCCGCACCGAGCTTGACGCCTTCCAGGCGCGCATCATGAATATTTT